GGCGGCGTTGCTCCCGGCGTGGAACCGAGAGCCGATTGTAGTGATGGAGGACGATGAGGAGATCTCACCGATCTGATTCCTGACCCTCTGATGACCTCTCTATCAAGCCGGCGGAGCCGGACAATAGGTATCGAAGATACTAAGGACTGGACTGGGCTGGGCTGGGCTGGACTGGGCTGGGGCGTTTGTATAGTGTTTGTACAAACGAATCTGAGCCTGGGAGTGACATGAAAACACGAGAAATACCAGAACGCGAGCAGTGTCATCTGCCTGGGTGCCGCAAATCACGCCGCATCGGCTGCTTTGTCGGGCAGCCGCTCGCAGACCTCAAGTTCAAGATCTACCCATGTCGCTGTGGCCAGTTCTACGTTCCCAGCGCCGGCATCTTCAAGACGAGGAACCGCGCCCAGTACGCGATCAGCCGCTACCGCAACGCCTTTGGCTACCGACAGCGGCAGAGGATTATGGGGCGGGATGGGGGAGCATGCGTCCACTGCGGAGCTGAGGCTCTCCTCCAGGTCCATCACATCGTCTCGCTCCTAGACTTCGGAAGCCACGACGACGACAATGTCGCCACCCTCTGTGATCCATGCCACTGGAACAACCACCGGAACAAGCTAGAGCAACACACTCCGAGCGTGGAGCGTTAGTACAATCACCATATAGTCCTGTATAGGCCTGTACAGCACCATATAGGAGGTAGTGGTGGTAGTCAGGTGGTGGATGTGGATCATCGTGTTCGCAGCGGCGTTGGCCCTTGGCATCGGTCTTCGCTGGCTGTTCTTCTCCCTTGGCGTGCCGGCTTGGATGATGTGAACCGAGGGCCTGCGCCAGCCCCCCCTTGACAACGTGCGACACTGCTCGCCGTGGGACTACTGTCAGCCATCCTGGGTGAGTCGGACGAGCCGGTGCCGGAAGTCGGCAATGAGCTCGTGGAGAAACTCATCCTCGAGGTCGCCGCGATGTCCGACAACGAGGAGCTCTTCCTCGAGCGCATCGCCGAGCTAGAGCTCGCCATCGAGGACACCGAGTGGACACGCATCGGTGCCGGCATGAGCGACGGCTTCCAGTTCAACCGCGAGGCCCTGGACAAGATCATCTACACCAGCCGCCTCTACGCCCTCAAGAACCCCGTCATCAAGCGCCCCGTCGAGCTCCAGGCCTTCTACGTCTGGGCCCAGGGCGTCAGCATCCACGCCGAGGGCGCGATCGACTCCGTCGTCCAGGGCTTCCTCCGCGACCCCGCCAACCGCATCTCGTTCACCGGGCACGACGCCAAGATGGACATGGAGAAGCGGCTCCGCGTTGACGGCAACCTCTTCCTGCGCCTGTTCACCAACCCGAGCACCGGCCGGGTGAAGGTCCGCAAGATCCCTGTCGAAGAGGTCCGCGCCATCGTCCACAACCCCGATGACCGCGATGAACCCTGGTTCTACATCCGCAAGTTCAAGCGCGGCGAGGTCGAGAAGAAGGTCGCCTACCCCGACTGGCGCTACGCCCGCCAACGCAAGGTGGACAAGGCCAGCGAGAACGGCGGCGACATCATCTTCCAGATCCAGACGAGCGGCGTCACCGGGCTCCCCGAGGACGTCGTCATCGAGTGGGACACGCCGGTGATGCACCGCAAGACCGGCGGCTTCGGCGACATGGACTTCGGCATCCCCGAGACGTATGCGGCGATCGACTGGGCCAAGGCCTACAAGAGCGCCCTTGAGGACTACAAGAAGACGGTGCGCTCGCTCGCCACCTGGGCCTGGAAGATGAAGATGGGCGGCGGCCAGGCGCAGCTGAACGCCGCGGCCCAGATGCTCGGCACCACCTTCGGCAACCCCGAGTCCGGCGACCAGTGGAACGAGCAGAACCCGACGCCGACCAAGGGCGCCGCGTTCGCCTACACCGGCGACATGGACATGCGCGCCATCGACGTCTCCAAGGCCGCGGTCAACCCTGACGGCTTCCGGCGCCTGCTCCTCATGGCCGCCTCCGCGATGGGCATGCCCGAGATCTACTACGGCGCCGCCGAGGGCAGCTTCGCCACCGCGAAGAGCATGGACCGCCCGACCGAGCTCCAGTTCCTCGACCGCCAAGGGATGCACGCCGAGATCTTCGAGGACGTCATCACGTTCGCCATCGAGGCCGCCGCCGCGGCGCCCAAGAACGACAAAGTGAAGTCGCTCGGATACGACGAGACGAACGGCCTGATGAAGCTGCAGACCAAGGACGACGAGGGCAAGTCGGTGGAGGTCGAGATCGAGCTCGACATCGACTTCCCGCCGATCCTCCAGGTCGATGTCCAGTCTTGGATGCAGGCGCTGGTCGGTCTGCTCACTCTGAACGGCCAGGCACTCCAGACCCTCAACGACGGGCCCACGATCTACCGCATGGCGCTCACCGCCCTCGGCGTGGACAACGTCGAGGAGATCATCGAGATCTTCTACCCCAAGGACGGCAGCGACCCGAAGAACAAGGAGATCAAGACCTACGAGCCGCCGGTCACGCCGCAGGACGTCGAGGACGACCTCCAGAAGCAACTCGAGGACAACAAGGCGAAGGCCGAGAAGTCGGCGCAGGACAAGGCCGACGCCGCCGCGCGCTTCGCCGGCGGCCCGCTCGGCAACCAGCCAAACAACCAGGGACCGGCCGGCGCAGGCAAGGCGCCGCAGGGCCGTGGTGGTCAGGCCGCTGCCGCGCCGCCTGGCGCTCGCGAGGCCGAGTTGCTGGACGACGACGACTACCGCAAAGAACTCATCACCGCACTGACTCAACTCCGCAGCGAGGCGCTGGCCGCCGTCGCTCAGATGACGTAAGGAGGCCTCATGGCTGGCGGCATCAGCAACTACGCGCAGGCGAAACTGCTCGACCACATGATCCGCGGCAACGCCGCTTCGTGGACGAACACCGCAGACCACAAGCTCAAGCTCTACACCGCGGCGCCGGACTACGACGCCGGCACGGGCGGCACGGAGAAGACCGGAGCCGGCGGCTACACCACCGGCGGCCAGGCCGTCCCGATGTCGTCCACCAACTGGAACGCGCCGGCGACGCAGGGCAACGGCATGCGGGTGACCAACAAGCAGACCGCCGCGTTCTCGTGGACGGCCAACGCGGACTGGAGCTCGAGCATCGTCGGAGCCGCGTTCTTCGACAACGCCGGCACCAACCTGCTCTGGGGCAAGAACATCGACGCCAGCCGCCTGGTCTACAACGGTGACACGATCCGCGCCGCGCTGAACGCCTTCGCCTGCGACCTCGACGTCACTGTTGACGCTGGGATCTCGACCTACTGGAAGACGGCCGCGCTCAACCACCTGTTCAACCTCTCGGCGTACACCGCGCCGGCGACCGCCTACATCGCCCTGTTCACCACCAACGGCAACTTCAGGACCGGCACCTACGGCGGTTTCACCGAGGTGTCTGGCGGCAGCTACGCGCGCATCGCCGTGACCATGAACTCAGCTTGGAACGCGACCAACACCTCGACCGGCATCTGCACCAACTCCACCGCGTTCAACACTTGGTCGCAGGCCAGCGCCAACTGGGGCACCATCGTCGGCGCGGCACTTGTGGACTCCGCGTCGAGCACCTGGACGAACCTCTACGCCGGCAACTCGTTCACCGGCGTGGCCGTCAACACTGGCGACACCTTCTCGATCGCGTCCGGCCAGTTCAGCGTCAAGATCGACTAGGGCAGCCAGACATGGCCGTTCCCACCGTCAGTACGGCCTCGATCACCAACATCGCTGACACCACGGCGCAGGGCGGCGGCCAGATCACCGATGATGGTGGTCTGGCTCTCACCGCCTACGGCGTCTGCTGGAACACCACCGGGACGCCGACGATCGCAGACGCGCACACCGATGACCTCGGCTGGAGTCCCTCTGATGGCGACTCGCAGCCGGGCCTGTTCACGCTGGTCACCAACCCGACCTTCACCAACGGATCGTCGGGATCCTGGACGACCTACTCGTACAAGCGGTTCGTGCGTGGCTCCACCTCGCAGGCCATCATCGACCTCACGGGTGCCAACCGCAGCTACATCCTCTTCGACCACTGCATCATCGACGCCGGCTACGCGAGTTACCTCAACTCGTGGAACTGTGCCTCGATCAACCACACGGCGACCTACAAGGCGAACCACATCTACTTTCAGGACTGCCTGTTCCTGGGCAACTACGAGTCGGGCACCGGCTACTCGCTCAACCGCATGGGCTTCGAGTGTACGGGGCGGCCGGCGCCGACCGGCGCGTCGGACATCTACCAGGACATCGGGCTCATCCGCTGCGTCTTCCAGCCGATGGGGAACGAGGCGATCAGCTTCGACGGCCCCGAGATGACCACCAGTTCATTCGTGCAGGATGTGGTCATCCTCGGCAGCGGCAACAACCCCAGCACCTCGGCTCCGTTCGACTTCGGGCAGGGCTTCGAGATCAATGGGCCGCTCGGGTTCACCGTTACCAACCTGACCGTCCATCCTGGCCGCGACAGCGGCCTCAACCTGGGCGGCGCAGATGCGACCGCAGCCGACTGCGGCTGGACGTTCACCGGACTCGATCTGCGCTCAGACTACGACTCGCTCCAGGTGGTTCAGCGCATCTCTGGCGCGCACCCGATCTACGCCCACGACATGAAGGCGGCGTCGTTCTCGGGCGTCGCGGCGCGGGCAGCCAGCGGCGGATCTTCCTACATGACCTACATGACCAACTGCGACAACAACAACTTCACCGGCATGAACTGGGGCAGCGGCACTCGCTACCTCGACGGTGCCTCCACAGGAAACTCAGGGATCTGACCCTCCCAGAAGGAGCTTGAGCATGGCTATCACGACGATTGACGGGCTCCTCGCGGGGATGACTGGAGCGCAGGAGTTCTACAAGATCGGCGCCGGAACCCAGGTGGTCGGGCGCATGTACTCTCTCGCCTACGCCACTGGCCTTCCCGGTGCGATGAACGCGCCGGCCGGCGGCCTTCAGGGACTTGGCCTGACCACTAAAGCTGGGCAACTCGCGTTCACCAACCCCGGCGCCGGCAACAGCTACCTTGCCCGGCTGGCTGCTGAGTGCGCGAACAACGGCACCCTGCTGCTCTGCGACCGCCTCTGGGAGAACAGCGGCAACTCCTCGACCTCGACCTCGGCGCAGACGCACACGGTCGCCGCATCGTCCATCAGCGTCGCCAACCCCACCGTCGTCACCACGGCAGCGCACGGGCAGGCGTCGGGTACGTTCACCGTCCACATCACGGGCAGCAACTCGACGCCCTCGATCGACGGCACCTACACCGCCACCTACGCCAGCGCCACGACGTTCACCATCCCGGTCAACGTCACCGGCTCGGGCAGCGCGGGCACCGTCTACATCGGCGTCCCGCCACGGGACGACGACGGCTCGAGGAACGGCAAGGACGTCTTCCTCGCCTACGAGGTCAGCGGCGTCATGGGCGCCGGTACGCCGACGCTCACGGCCACCTACGTCAACAGCGCGGGCACGGCTGGTCAGGTCACTCCGTCCATCACTCTCGCCACGACGATGATCGCGGGCTCCTTCATCCCGCTGCCGCTGGCGGCTGGCGACCAGGGCGTCAGGGCGGTCGCCTCGCACACCAAGAACGCCACCCAGACCTCGGGCACCTACCACCTCGTGCTCTACAAGGTGAAGGCGGTGCTCGGTCTGCCGATCCCCGGCGTGGGCGCCGGCATCGACGCCATCACCGCCGGGTTCCCGCGGCTGTGGAACGACACGGTGCCGTTCCTCGTCTGGATCCCCGCTACCACCACCGCTCCCACGGTGTCGGGGCGCATGGTCGTGGCGCAGGGCTGACCGTGCCGGTCACGGGTGGCATCGTCAGCACGAACGACGGTCGCGTCCAGTCATCGGACGCTTCCTATGCGACCGCGCTTGCGGGCGCCGCTCTGGGCGTCAACGCCACCGGCTACTACGGCGCCTGCGGCTGTGAGTACAGCGGCGGTACCTACACGATCCGCCAGATGTTCTTCGACCTCGACACCGCGGTCATCCCTGACGGCGACGCCGTACAGGGAGCCGGGTTCGTCCTGCGGCCATACGCTGCCGTCACACAGCCGGGCGTCGTCCTCGAGCTCTACGCTTTCAACTGGGGCGGCACACTGACGACGGCGAGCTGGCGCACTCCGACGCAACTCGCTGCGATGACGCTGCTCGCCTCCTATGACATCGACAGCATGGGATGGGACACCGGAACCGACGCGCGCTTCACGAGCACGGCAGACTTCGCCGGCGCCATCAACAAGACCGGACACACCTATCTCATGGTCGCCTCGAAGGGGAACCGCCTCTCGACCACTCCGACCGCGCTGTCGTCGGCCTCGATGAACTTCGCGGAGAACGCTGGGGCCATCAGCCCGCGGCTGTACGTCTCGCACTACACGCCAAGCGCCGGTACAGACACGGGCGACGGCCCACTCCTGAAGTCCTCGTGGCTCCAGGACGTCAACCAGCTTTACCCGTGGATCGACAACTATGGCTGATGCCCGCTCGACAATCTGGGGCGACTGGTTCGGCTTCGCGCAGGCGGCGGCCACACGAGAGATGACCCTCACAGCGGAGAGCGTCTCCGCTGTTTCCATCGTGGGCCAGAAGGCCTCGTCCGCCACTACCTGGGAGATGACGTTCACCAAGGAGAGCGTCTCTGCGGTAACCGTGGCGACGACGCTGGGGAACGCCGTCCTCGACATGGCCCTCACCAAGGAGTCCGTCTCCGCGGTAACCGTGGCGCCATCGGTCATGCACGTAACGCTGGAGATGACGCTCGGTAAGGAGTCCGTCTCCGCGGTCACCATAGTTCCTTCCGTCACCCACGCTGTCCTGGCGATGAACTTCACGGTGGAGTCTGCCTCTGCCGTAACCCTCGACTGGGCGAAGTCGGTCATCAGCCAACTCACAGGACTCACCGCCGGCGAGCACTACTACGTCCGCTTCTACGCCACCAACCCTGACGGCACCGGCTACGGCGGCGAGGTTCAGTTCGATACGACCGGCGGCTCCGTCACCTATGAGATGTCCTTCACCAAGGAGGCCGTGTCTGCGGTCACGGTGACTCCGAGCGTGAGCCACGCGCTCCTCGAGATGACGCTGACCAAGGAGTCCGTCAGCGCCGTGGCGATCTCCTCGTCGGTGGCCCACGCCGTCCAGGAGATGACGCTGACGAAGGAGTCGGTGTCCGCGGTCACCCTCGCGGGCCAGAAGACCGACGACATCCTCGCCATGAGCTTCGCCGCCGAGTCCGTCTCGGCCGTCACCATCGCGACCTCACTGGCTCAGGCCGTCTGGGAGATGACGTTCACCAAGGAGTCCGTCTCCGCGGTCACGGTCGTCAACCAGCGGACCCTGGCGCTGTCGCTCACCGCCGAGTCGGTGTCCGCCGTCACTGTGGCGACGACGCTGGTGAACGCGGTCCTGGAGATGAGCCTCGCCAAGGAGTCCGTGTCCGCCGTCAGCGTGACGCCGGCGGTCGCGCACACCACGCTCGAGATGACGCTGACCACAGAGAGCGTGTCGGCGGTCACGGTCGCGACGAGCTTCACCCAGGCTCTGTGGGAGATGACCCTCACCAAGGAATCGGTCAGCGCGGTCGCTGTTGCACCGTCCGTGGCTCACCAGACGCTGGGGATGAGCGCGACGGTCGAGTCTGTGTCTGCTGTCGCCATCGCCGGATCGAAGGTCGAGGGAGCCGCGTGGGAGATGACGCTGACGGCCGAGAGCATCTCGGCTGTTGCGATCACAGGGCAGAAGGCCGAGTCCGCGCCGTGGGAGATGACGCTGACGTCGGAGAGCGTGTCCGCCGTCAGCGTGACGCCGGCGGTCGCGCACACCACGCTCGAGATGACGCTGACCACAGAGAGCGTGTCGGCCGTGACGGTGACGCCATCCGTCGCTCACGCGGTCCTGGAGATGACGATGACGCCGGCCAGCGTCTCGGCCGTCACCGTCACGCCGACCCTCACCGAGGCCGTCTGGGAGATGACGCTGACGCGGGAGTCCGTCTCAGCGATCGTGATCTCGCCGCAGAAGACCGGCGTCAACCTCTGGGAGATGTCGCTCGGAATCGAGTTCGTCTCGGCCGTCGCGATCACCGGAGCCAAGACCGACGCGACCTTCGAGATGACGCTCACAAACGAGAGCGTATCCGCCGTCGCCGTTGCTCCCTCTGTGGCCCACACCACTCTGGAGATGGCCCTGACGAAGGAGTCCGTGTCAGCGGTCACCATCGCGCCGTCGCTCACCCACGCGACCCTCGAGATGACGCTCACCAAAGAGAGCGTCAGCGCGGTCAGCGTCACGCCGGCGGCGGTCGTCCATCCGATCTGGGAGATGAGCCTGACCGCGGAGTCCGTCTCCGCGGTGACGGTGGTCGTCGGCGCCGCCGGCCTGCGGGAGATGGCGCTGACGGTCGAGAGCGCGTCGGCCGTCTCGATCGCGCCGTCCGTCTCTCATGCCACACTCGAGATGACGATGACGAAGGAGAGCGTGTCGGCGGTCACCGTCGCCGGCTCCGCGAGCCACGCCGTCCTCGACATGACGCTGGGCGCGGAGAGTACCTCCGCGGTCGTCATCACGCCGACCAAGACGGACGCCACCTGGGCGATGAATGCGACCGTCGAGTCCGTGTCGGCGGTCACCATCACCGGCCAGAAGAACGCCGTCTTCGTCTACGACATGAGCTTCACCGTAGAGTCGGTGTCGAGTGTGACCGTCACGCCGACGCGGACGTTCGCCAAGGACATCGTCTTCGTCATCGGGTCGCCCACCGCCGGCTGGTCTACAGGCTCGCCGCAGGGCGGCTGGGCGGCGGTTGCGCCAGATGGCGGGTGGCGAACGTCCATCATGGACCGGACTGGTGGCTGGAAGACGGCCGAGCCAGAAGGCGGCTGGGCCGTCAAGAAGCCGAGGTAGGAGGCGCGATGTTCGAGATCAGCACACTGTCCACCGAATACGTGAAGGTTCCCGTCACGGCCAAGAAGGCCGGCGTCGCCTACGACCCGAGCTCCGACACCGTGAAGATGACCTTCTCGCTCACCGAGCACTTGGGCGTCGCGCCGACATGGTACGCCGCTTCCTGGGAGGACATGACCGGCGGCCACATGGCGCGTTGCCTCGTCGGTCCCAGCCCAGGCGTCGTACAACTCGCCGCCGGCACCTACAACGTCTTCGTGCAGATCTCTGACAACCCCGAGATCCCGGTCCTGCGCGCCGGCGCGATCACGGTCTATTGATGCTCGAGGAGACGCTCACGAAGGCGCTGCAGAAGACGCTGTACGCGCACCGGGTGATGAGTCTCCTCGGCGCCGAGCGGCAGATCGAGGGCGACGCCAGCGCGCTCTTCGCGATGCAGGGCTACGACATCCTGATGGCCCTGTTCACCGCGGATATGACCGAGGCGCTGTCGCGCAAGGACAAGCGCAACATCGAGATCATCCTCGCCGCGATCGCCGCCGCGCTGGCTGCGCGCGTCACTCGCGACGTGCTCACCCTCCGCCCTGGTCTGCTCGCTGCGCTCGAGGCCGCGGTCATCAACTCGGGCCTGACCAAGTACGGCATCACCGGCGACATCCGCTCCATCCAGGCCCAGACCTACCTCTTGGAGCACGGGGGCGAACTGGTCACCGGCCTGAACGCCTACACCAGGGAGCGCATGAGCGCGCTGCTGGCCGACGCCTTCGCCAGCGGCGACTCGTTCGACGTCATCGCGAACCGCATCATGGCTTCCTTCGATGAGATGAGCGCAGCGCGGGCGCTCAAGATCGCCAGGACCGAGGCGAGCAAGGCGTGGAGCTTCGCCGAGCTTGAGACGGCTGGGCTCATGGAGCAGGCCGGCTTCATGATGGTCAAGGAGTGGCTGCTCGGCCCGCTGCACGAGCGCATGGACCTTTGCGACGACAACAACCAGGCGGGCGCCATCCCGCTCCAGCAACCGTTCCCGAGTGGAGACATGGCAACGCCGCAGCATCCGAACTGCGGCTGCTCCATCATCACCTACCCGGCGGCCGGCCAGCCGCAGCCGTGGGGAACCGCGGTCGGTGGCCTCATCCCCTACCCGCCTGGGTTCAACCAAGGAGACACGAATGCAAACCCATGAGAAGGACGGCATGCCGCCGGCGGTCGTCCAGTTGACCGAGGTGGCCGGCCTCTCTGTGAGTGAGCTCACCGAGATCGTCCGCACCGCTCTCTACGACCGGCACCCGAAGCCCAACTCGTGGACCTGGGTCGCCGAGCTCTATGACGACAAGGTCATCTACGAGGTCAGCCCGCGCGGCGTTGACAGCGCCCCGGCGTGCTACTTCCAGGCCGCCTACACGCTCGACCGCTCGGGCGTCGTCAAGGCGAACCTCGGCGAGGCCGTCGAGGTCAAGCGCAAGACCACCTACGTCCCAGTCGGCGGCGGCGCCCAGGAGTCGTTCACCGAGGACGCCGACTACGAGCTCGAGCTCCACGAGGCGGCCAACGCGCCGGCGACCATCGACCTGAAGATCATCAAGCCAGGCTGGGGCTCCTCGGGGTTCTATCCGGCCGACGTGCTCAAGGAAGACGGCCCGACCGCCTGGCAGGCCGGGACTCACATGTACCTCGACCATCCCACCGCCCAGGAGGCGAAGGACCGGCCCGAGCGCAGCATCAAGGATCTCGCGGCGGTCACGATCTCCGACCCGGTGTATCAGGAGAACGGCATCAAGGGCCCTGGGCTCTACGCCAAGGCCACCGTCATGCCCCAGTACAAGGAGGCCATCAGGGCGTTGGCGCCGCACATCGGCGTCTCGATCCGCGCCGCTGGTGCCTTCAAGGAAGGGGAGGCGGACGGCCGCAAGGGTCGCGTCATCACCAAGATCAATCCCAGTCCTCGCAACAGCATCGATTTCGTCACCAAGGCCGGCGCCGGCGGACAGGTCATCGCCATCATGGAGAGCCTGCGCCAGACCGAGGAGCCCGCTGTGGTTTCATCCGAGCAGCAGGAGTCCCACGACGACACTCTCCACCAGGAGGCAGAAGGTATGGATCTGAAGGAAGCACAGGAGCAGATCACCGCTCTCGAGTCGGACCTGAAGGAAGCCAACGACAAGAACCTCGAGGAGTCCGCGCGCGCTGACCGCGCCGAGGGCGCCCTCGCCATCCTCGAAGCTCAGGGCCAGGCCCGCAAGGCGATGGAGAACATCAGCCTGCCCGCCGCGGCCAAGACGCGCGTGGTCACCAAGGTAAGTGCCGATCCGCCGATGAAGGAAGGCAAGCTCGACGTCGAGAAGCTCACCGAGGCCGTCGAGGCCGAGGCGAAGCTCGAAGCCGACTACCTCGAGTCGCTCGGCGTGACCGGCAAGGTCACCGATCAGGGCGCCGCCAGCAGCGAGTCGGGCGACGCGGAAGTCAAGGAGAGCCTCGCCAGCGGCATCGGCTCGTTCTTCAACCTCTCCGACGACGCCGCCAAGCGCGCCGCCAACGGTCGCTAGGAGGCAACATGCCAACGAATGAAGTCTACAAGGAAGCACGTCAGATCCCGCTGACCGTGGGCGCCAGCGTCGCTGCGCGCAGCCCGGTCGCTGTGGGTCAGCTGGTCGGCGTGGCCCTCACGGCCACCCTGTCCTCGGGCACCCAGATCGCCACCGTGGCGACCGAGGGCGTCTTCAACCTGTCCTGCAAGGGCATCACGACCGGCGGCGGCAACGGCGCCATCGCCCAGGGCGACATCCTCTACTACGTGCCCGGCCAGACGCCGAAGCTCTCGAAGTACAGCGACGGCGCGTCCGCCGTGCGCTTCGGGTACGCCCTCGCGGCCGTCAACTCGGGCGCCACGACCACCATCCCCGTCCTGCTCGGCGTCTGAGCGAGGTGACCTGAGATGGCAACGAACGAGTGGTACAAGCGCGGGATCAAGATTCCGCTGACGGTCGGCGCAAGCGTGGCGGCACGTACTCCAGTGTGCGTCGGTAAGCTCCCGGTCGTCACCCTCACGCCCACGGGATCGAGCGGCACGCAGATTGCTACGTGCCTCGCCAAGGGCGTCGTGGACGTCACCGTCGATCCGGCCTGCGATGCGGTCACCCTGACCCTCGCGACCGTGACCTCGACCCAGACCCTCATCATCAACGGCGTCACCGTCACGGCGCACGCCACGGTCAACACCTGGAGCACGCGCACCGTCTCCATCGCCGGCAACGACACCGCCGACGCGCTCCTGGTGGCGAAGGCCATCAACGGCGGCCAGATCATCACCCTCGCGGGCGTCGCAGCCGGCGAGAAGATCGTCGTCAAGGGCCTGACCTTCACGGCTCACACCAGCACCACCACGGCGGCCAACCGCGAGTTCTCCATCGCCGGTGCCGACACCGCGGACGCGACCGAGCTCGCAGCCGTCCTGAACGATGCCACCTACGGCATCGTCCCGCTCGGCTACATCGCCACGGCCGGCGGTGCTGCTGAAGTTCTCATCCAGCCGCTGACGCTCTACCCGACCGCCGCCTATCCGGCTCCGGTCATCGACGTCACCCTGGCGGCCCACGCCACCGTGTCCGTCCTCGCCCCGGTGCCGTTCTGCCGGGCCAAGGCCGCGGCTGCGGTCGTCACGGTTACCTCTTCCGAGGTCATCTCGGCAGTGACCGGCACGGCTTCCGGTGCCACCGCCACGGTCGATCACGCCGCTGTCAGCGTGCGCGACATTGACCAGGGCGACAAGGTCTACTGGACCTCGCCGTCCACGCTCAACTGCAAGGCCGAGACGGGCACCGCTCAGTTCGGCAAGGTGACCGAGGCCGGCGGCATCGTGGACCGTAAGTTCACGATGGCGAGCGTCACCTCGGGTCAGACCGTGATCATCAACGGCATCGTGTTCACGGCCCACGCGACGGTCACCACCAAGTCCAAGCACGAGTTCAGCATCAGCGGGTCGGACACGGCGGACGGCGACGAGCTCGCTGCCTGCATCAACGATCCCGTCTACGGCATCCGCGGCCTCACCGCCACGAACGTCACAGGCACGATCACCCTTGCGGGCGACAACGCCGACCTCGTCATCACGGGCACCGCGCGCATCGGCGGCACCGTGACCGTGGCCCCGGCCGCTCGCAAGATCCAGGTCAAGCTCGGCTACTGAGCCGGCAGGAGGAACCAACATGGCAGACATCATCAAGCTGGTCGAGGAGGCTCGCGTCGCTTCCGATCAGGCGCAGACGCTGCTCGCCGGCGAGAAGCGCGAAGGGTTCTCGAAGGCGAAAGTCTCCGAGAGCTCTCTCGCCGAGTTCACCAAGATCCTGAACGAGGCCTACGCGGGCGACCGCCGGGCGACGTACATCCTGCAGGAGGCCTCGGCCACGGCCGACTTCCCCTACCTCATGGCAGACATCCTGGATCGCAGCCTCATGGCTCAGTGGTCCACGTCGCTGCCCGAGTGGGGCTCCTACTGCAAGACCGGCACCCTCAAGGACTTCCGCCAGGCCAAGGCGCTCGGCATCGAAGGCATGGGCGCCATCCTGGACCCGGTCGGGGAGCGCGCTGAGTACCCCGAGCGTGGCCCGAGTGAAGAGACGCCGAAGTACCGCCAGGTCGCCAAGTACGGCGCGCGCTTCGGACTCAGCTGGGAGTCCATCGTGAACGACGACCTCGACGCGCTTCGGGATCTCCCGAACAAGCTCGTCGTGGCCGCGCGCCGCTCCGAGGCCCTGGCCGTCACCAAGCTGTTCGTCGGCGCCAACGGCCCGAACGCCAGCGTCTACGCCGCCGGCAACAAGAACATCATCACCAGCAACCCAGTCCTCGGCGTCGCTGGCCTGGCTGCAGGCTTCCTGCAGTTCGCCGGCCAGACCGACGTGGACGGCTTCCCGCTGATGATCGATGCCTACACGCTGGTCATCCCGCGTGCCCTCCAGGTCACCGCAGAGAACCTGCTCAACGCTCTGCAGATCGAGACGGGCACCGGCGGCGGCGCGTACAACGGCATGGACCAGATCGTCGCCAAGAACTGGATGGCCGGCAAGCTCAACCTCGTGATCAACGACTACATCGGTCTGGTCGCGACGAGCGCCAACGCCGCCACCAGCTGGTTCATGTTCGCGAGCACCAGCGCGGCTCGCCCGGCTCTGCAGCTTGACCGCCTCCGCGGCCATGAGAGCCCCGAGCTCTTCATCAAGACCCCGAACGCCTCTCGCGTCGGCGGCGGCACCGTGGCCGAGTCGTTCGAGACGGACGAGATCGAGCACAAGGTGCGTCACTGCTACGGCGGCGTGGTCGTGGACGCACGGGCGACCGTAGCCTCGAACGGCACCGGCTCGTAAGCATGCGCCACTTTGACGACATAGTGCCGCGGACTGAGTCGGACGAGATCCTGGCTCACATCTACTCGGCGCTGGTCGAGATCCGCGACCTCCTGGCTCCACCCACCGCGGTGGAGCCAGGGGCCGTGGTGACTGATGAGCAAGCCTCAGTGGCAGCCAGCGTCCTCGCCACCCACGAACACCAGACGGCCGACATCCCGGCGCCCGACCCCGACATCGACCACGTCGAGGAACCGAAGCCGGCGCCGGCCCCGAAGAAGACTCCCGCCAAGCGGAAGCCGCAGGCCAAGAAGCCTGCCCCGAGGAAGAAGCCAGCATGACCTGGAGCTACGACCCGAGCACGGACATCGGCAAGGTCCGCATGCAGATCGCGGACACCGACATGAGCCGCAAGATCATGGACGACGAGGACATCCAGGGGTTCCTCGACCTGTCTGGCGGTTCGCCCATCCTCGGCGCCGCGAAAGCCCTCGAGGCGATCGCGGTGAACGAGGTGCTGTGCCTCAAGGTCGTGAACCTCATGGGGGCCATCGTCACCGACTCCGCATCGGCTGCCAAGCAGCTTCTCGCGCAGGCCAAGACCCTGCGGACTGAGTACGCGACGCTCGGCGACGGTGGCCCTGGGTTCCTCTCCATCGAACTGGTGGACGGCCCCGAGGCGCGTGAAGAGAAGTTCCGCAAGGTCATCGAGTCCGAGGGCTACTGATGATCCGCTCCGCCCAGGCCGGCGGCTCCGCCATGAGCTCGAGCCTCTCAGGTTTCTTCAACTCCACCGTGACCATCATGCGCTCGACCAGGGCGCGCGATGACTACGGTGAGCAGGTTCCCACCTGGGCCCCGCTGCTCGACCACGTTGACCTCCCGGCACTCATCGCCGGCGGCGACGTCTCCGTCCGCCTCAAGAAGCAGGAGTTCCGCACCAACCAGACCACCTACGAGGCGGACTACAAGCGCATCCTGCTCACCGGCCCCTACGACAGCACTATCGACAAGGCTGACCGCTGTCGCATCGGCGAGAAGGACTGGGCCATCGTCTCCATCGCTGCCGACGTCACCGGGACGTTCACCGAGCTCCTCTGCGAGTCGATCGAGCCGGGAGACATCTGATGGTGCGCGCCACGCTCATCGGCGACGAGGCGCTGGCGGCTAAGTTCAACGCAGCAGCCGCCAAGGTCGTCGCAGAGAAGCCCACCTGGCTGCGCGACGTCGGCGAGTTGGTCGAGCTCTCCATCCAGGAGAGCATCATCGAACAGGGCCTCGAGGATACCGGCGCCCTGTTCTACAGCGGCCGGGTCTTCTACCAGACCGCCAACGGCATCAGCATCGGCTTCGGCAAGGGGCTCGAGTACGCGGAGCCCCTCGAGCTCGGAGCCGCCGCGCACGAGATCACCGGCAACCCGCTGCTCGCCTTCATGTGGGAGGGCGCCAAGAGCGGCGGCTACGGCAACGCTCACTCGTCTCAGGGTTCGGCGGCCGGCAACGCCGGCGTTCCTGGTGGCGAGCTCTTCATCGGTCCCAGCGTGCAGCACCCTGGCAACATCGCCTACCGCTACGTCTACAACGGCACGTACCGGGCTCTGGTGCCCATCTTGGGCTACTTCTTCAAGGAGTTGCGTGCGATCTTCGGGGGCATGTGATGGCTGACTTCCAGACCGCCCTCGATAACATCCTCATGGCGCGCGCGGGGCTCACCGCGCTCATCGGCGACCGCCTGTACCCCAACGGCGCGCCGCCCGATCCGGCGCTGCCCTACATCGTCTGGTACGAGTTCGCGACGCCGCGTGAGGCCACCTTCGGCAATGCCGCGGCGGTCAGCAAGCCGCGCATCCAGTACAGCATCTACGCGAGGGGCTACGGCGCCGCCAAGGCCATCGCGAAAGAGATCCGCGCCGCCGTCAATGGCTGTGGCTATCCGATCGTCATCGAGGACGAGCGCGGCAACCGTGAGGCAACCAGCGGCATCAACCGCCGCGACGTGGACGTGAGGTTCTCGCATGACGGCGAATGACACGCAACTCATCGCCGCTCTGCTATCGGCCAAGGCCGCCATCGAGAGCGCCCTGTTGGCCCTGACCCGCAAAGACGCGCCGGCCGAGTCCGCGCCGGCGCCCGAGCCCGAGCCGGCGGACACGTCCGGCATCTGTAAGCACGAGAACCGCACTCCGCTGCCCACGTTCGGCACCGTCGAGCACTGGCGCTGTGACGACTGCGGCTACGAGTTCAGGAGGTAGTGGATGAGCAAGTACGCATCCAAGGACGTCGGCTTCATGCTCCTGGGCGGCTACAGCGTCCTGGGAGCCACGAGCAAGATCGAGGACACCGTCTCGCTGAATCTCAACGAGACGCCGGCGCTGGGTGAGGCCGACGAGTCCTACTGGTCGAGCGGTGCCAAGAAGACGGAGGTCACGCAGGACGGCTGGTTCGATGACTCGGTCGGCAGCATCCACGACTCGCTCGTGGGCCTGCCCGTCACCGCCCTGCCGATGTCGATCGCCCCGCACGGCAACGTCAAGGGGCGCATGTTCGATGGCTACCCGTCCGTCCAGCGCGTCGGCTACACCAAGCAGATCGCCGTGGGCGACGTGCAGAAGGCCCAGGGCAAGTACGGCATCTACTACGGCAAGCGCGTGGGCACCATCGTCCACGAGCTCGCCACGGAGAGCACCGCCGGCAACTCGGACGGCGCCTACGTGGACCTCGGAGTGGCCGGCCCCGGCAACGGCGGCGGCATCTTCGTCCACATCACCGCGGCCGGCGGCACCGCTGCCCCGACCAACATCACCATCGGGCTGCGCCACAGCGCCACCTCGGGCAGTGGTTACGCCGCGAAGATCGACACCGGCGTCATCCTGTTCACGGCCATCCCGGCCACCAGTGGCCTCTGGGTGCCGTTCTCAGGAGCCCTCAACCGCTACGTCTCGGCGTCCTGGGCGTACACGGGCGGCACCGCGCCGACCGTGACCTTCGCCCTCGGCGTCTACGTCGCACCGTAAGCAAAGGAGTAGCACATGGCTGCAGGCAAGCACGGCAGTAACGAGGTCTCGTTCGAGATCGACATCAGCGATGGTGGCTCGCTCTCGACCAGCTTCGGCTCGACCTACCTGACCAAGATCGGCGACTCGGTCGTCAACCGGGAGGCCGTCGAGGCCACGCCGTTCGGCGTCGTGGACGAGCAGTACATCATCGGCGTCATCAAGAAGCGGGAGCCGCTCGTCATCGAGGGCTTCTACGACGACACGGCCACCAACGGCCCCGACGCCATCCTCAACATCGGCCGCATCACGCACGCGGCCACGCGCTCGACCGTCCTCACCTTCGCCAGCGGCAAGACCATCACCGGCGAGGTCTGGATCGAGAAGTACACCCGCACGATGTCCGTGGGCGAGTACCACGGCTTCAGCGCGTCGCTCAGGTACACCGGAACGATCACGGAGGCGTAAACCCACATGTCACTGCTGAACCAGACAAAGCGCATCGAGCTCGAGCCCGAAAACGAAGGCGACCCCAAAGAGTGGGTCGAGTTGCGGTCACTCTCGATCGGTGCGCTGCGTGAGATGCGCCGTGCGTCCGCCACAGTCCAGGCGGTCGGCGGTGAGGAAGCAGACGAGGCACAGGGGTTCGAGCTCTCAAGGCTCGCGCTCGAGGCCTGCATCGTCGCTTGGAGCGACACAGCCCCTGTGACGCCTGAGAACATCCAGGCGCTGCCCTACAAGTACATGTTCACGCTCACGGCAGCCCTCGGCCTGGGAGAGCAAGAACGCCCTTTGCCGAGTGGGCCGAGTTCGACCGATACCTCCGAGGCGTAAAGGGAGCCGAGGAGCCGGACGAATGGTTCACCAGCGGCATCTGCCAGGAGTTCAGCTGCTCGCCCACCGAGGCGGACAAGCAGGATCCCTGGCGGTGCCGCCGGATCATGTCACTCCGCCGCTTCGCGGAGGCGTGGCAGGAAGTCGAGTCTGGAACGCCGCAGGAGAAGCTGACCAAGTCACCAGCGATGGAGAGGGTGCTGCTCGTGCAGATCAAGCGAGCGAAGGGTGAGATTGACTGATGGCTAACTTCTACGGCGAGCTCATTGTCCGCATCACCTCGGACACCAAAGGCCTGACCAGCGGCCTCCAGTCTTCCGCCGCACAGGTGGAGGCCGCTGGCAAGAAGGTCAGTGCCTCCTCACAGACGATGGCCCAGAAGTTCAACCGCGTCGGCATGGGCCTGCAGAACCTCGGCCGTACCGCCACTCAGTTCGTCACCCTCCCGGTGGTCGCCGGCTTCGCCGTCGCCGGCGTGGCCGCGTTCAAGTTCCAAGACTCGCTGATGAAGATCCAGAACCTCACCGGCACCAACGCGCGCCAGACCGCCGCCTGGGGCGAGGAGATCATCAAGCTCGGCGCCGCCACGGGCCAGACGCCCCTCGCCTTGGCGAGTTCTCTGTACTTCGTGGCGAGCTCGGGATTCAAGGGCGCCGCGGCGATGGACGTGCTCAGGGTGTCGGCCAAGGCATCGGCCGCCGGCCTCGGAGACGTCCAGACCACGGCCGACGTTCTGACGTCCGTCTTGAACGCCTACGGCCACGAGAACATCACCGCCGCGCGCGCCACCGACATCCTCATGAAGACCATCGAAGTCGGCAAGGCGGAGCCGATCGCTCTCGCCAACTCGCTGGGCCGCATCATGCCGGTCGCCGCCCAGCTGAAGGTTCCCTTCGAGCAAGTCGGCGGCATGATCGCCGGCCTGACCCTCGGCGGCCTCTCGAGCGCGGAAGCCGTCACGGCCCTCCGCGGCACGATGGTGTCGCTGGCGGCACCGGCGAAGATGTCGATCGATGAGCTCAAGAAGCTCGGCCTGTCGTACAAGGACGTCACCGCGTCCATCGGCAAGAACGGGCTCATCGCCACCCTGGAGATGCTGTACGAGAAGACGGACGGCAACATGCTCCAGATGCGGAAGATCATCCCCAACGTGAGGGCGCTGAACGGCGTCTTCTCACTGCTGGGCGAGAACTACAAGCGCAACGTCGAGATCACCCAGGAGGTCACCAACTCCCAGGGCATGCTCGACAAGGCGATGAAGAACACCGAGCAGACGACCATCCAGAAGCTGCGCCGCGCCTGGGCCACGCTGCAGGGTGAGTTCATCAAGATCGGCTCGATGCTGCTGCCCACGTTCGCCAAGATTGCCGAGAAGATCGCCAGCGTGGTGTCCGCCTTCAACAAGCTCCCTGACGGCACCAAGAAGGCCATCCTGGGCTTCTTGGCCGTCAGCGCGGTCCTGGGTCCACTGGCGATGATGTTCGGCTCCTTGCTGCGTGGAATCGGCCTCATCGGGCCCGCGCTCTCCGGCATCGGCCCGCAGATGGGCGCCTTCGCCGCGCGCATGGCCGGCTTCGACATCACCGCAGGTGCTCTGAGCTCAACGGGGCTGATGGGCGGCGCCGCGAGCTTTGGTGCAATGGCGGCCGGCCTGGCCGCCGCGGTCCCGGTGGTCGCCATCGCCGCCGGCATCGCCACCGCGGTGACGCTCGCCGTGCGCGCCGGTATGAAGAAGGCCGCCGAGAACACCAAGGCTGACGCCGCCAACGGCGACGGATGGGGCTGGCACAACTTCTGGTCCGAGACGAAGGCCATGTTCACGGCTCCCGGCAACTGGCTCTCCGACGTCAGCGGGAACGACGCCCAGACCGCGTTCCTCGACTTCTTCTACACGGCCGGCAAGCGCCTCGACCAGTTCGCCAAGACGGGCGGCAAGGCCATCCTGATGAACCGCTACCTGCGTGACGATCTCTCCAAGGTGCAGGCCAACAAGAACATCCTCGGGGATCTCAATGTGGAGAAGAGCGCGGCCCAGTTCCGCGAGTGGCGCACGTCGCTCATGGACAACCTGAACATCGGCAAAAAGGAAGCCGAAGCGGTCATGCGGACCATGTTCGGGCCCGGCGTCGCCTACACCGACAAGGCCCTGAAGAACGTCGGCAACAGCGTCGGCTTCCTCACCGACAAGATCTCGAAGCTGAAGCAGGACCAGGCGCGCTTCACCCTGTTCGGCGACCTCGAGGGGCTCACGCGCACGAACGAGGAGCTCGCCAAGGTCGAGGCCAAGCTGACGCGCATCCAGACCAAGAGCCAGCGCCAGGCGTTCGCGAACCAGGCGAACACGCTGCAGATCCCCGGCATGAAGGACTGGGTCGGCGGCGGCACCGGCGGCCTGCGGATTCCCGTGCCCCAGTGGGCCGGCAAGATGAAGTTCCCCAAGGTCGAGGTCGGGGGCGCCAAGGTCGCGGTGCAGGGGATGGGCAAGTACCTCGACGCCGTGACCAAGACGCGCAAGCTGACCATCACCGCGAAGATCAGCACCGTCCAGGACGCCGTCAAGGGCATGCAGGCACGGCTGAAGGTCATCGGCGACCACCCGACGACCGCCAAGCTGAAGGCCGAGAAGGGCATGCTCGAGGCCGGAGTCAAGGGCGCCAAGGGCATCCTGAAGGGCCTGGCACAGCAGCAGACCAAGCCGAAGATCTCGGTCGATACCAGCACCGTCGCCGGCTCCGTGGCCTACGTGAACCAGCAGATCCAGTCCATCCAGGACAAGTACGTCAAGGTCTACATCGACGCGCAGGGACCACCGCCGAAGGCGATGGGCGGCTTCATCAAGAGGCCCGAGGTCGTGCTGGTCGGCGAGGCCGGCCCCGAGCTTATCCTGCCGCTGACCAAGCCGGCGCGCATGTTCTCGCTGATGAAGCAGGCCGGCATCGCCAACCTCACCGACAACCGCGGCGGCATGCGCCGCGCCGGCGCCACCTACGCGAGCCCGACCGCCTCGGCGCCAACTCACTCTGGCCCGGCAGAGGTCCACTACCACAGCCACGTCACGGTGCCGCGCGGCATCGTCGTTGACGACACCCAGGACTTCGCCCAGCGGCTGGCGCCCTGGCAGGACCACCAGCTGGCTACCGCCGAGCGCCGGCGCATGAGAGGAGTGGCAGCACTCTAATGGCGACAGCAGTCACCTTGGGCCACGGCGGTACGCCGGCCAGCATCAACCTGAACGACCAGACCAACTACTTCGTGGACAAGGAGGGGTTCAACCCCGGCCCCTACCTCGCGAACGTGGGCAAGAAGACCTGGGACGAGGTGCCCGGATGGAACGGCGGCGTCGTCCAGGTCAACGTGAACAAGAAGGGACTCGTCGCGATCCCCATCCCCATGTGGGTGGCGAGCAACTCTGTGGCGAACCTCAACACCGCTTTGAGCGCGCTCTGGACGCTGGTGGACACATGTACCTACGCGGACCCTGGAACGCTCCAGATCGCCTCTGAGGCGGCCCTCACGATCGTTGAGAGCGCGCTCCCCGAAGAGGTGCAGCGCGACACGACCTACGAGCTCCAGTTCCGCGCCTCGTTCACTCTCGTGCTGATGCGGAGGCCGTAGTGGCCGTTCCTGTTGTGACGGCCCTGGACGTGACTGCCGGGCCGGCCGGGACGATGGTCACCATCACCGGCACCGACTTCCTCATCGACTGCTCGCGCATCCAGGTCGGCTCATACGAGGTCGGCCTGAACTACACTTTCATCAGCGACACCAACATCTCGTTCGTCGTTCCGGCCGGCACCGGCGGCCCGCACATCGTCAAGGTGACGACGTCCGGCGGCACCAACTCGACCGGGGCCGCGTGGACGTACGCCACCTACAAGGGCGGCACCGGCAACCCGCCCACGGTCACCGCCATGTCGCTGCACACGAGTGCGCGCACGGACGGCGCCGGCGGCGATACGGTCACCATCACCGGCACCGACTTCATGACCGCGACCGAGGTCTTGTTCGGGACCACCGACGCCGTCTTCAGCATCACCAGCGACACGACCATCGTGGCGATCTCGCCGATTGGCGCCGGCACCGTCAACGTCTTCGTCAGCAACCCCTACGGCACGAGCGCGGACAGCGCCAACAACGACTTCGTCTATCCCGGCTCCACGGTGGCGACGCTGACTTCGATATCTCCAGCCAGCGGCTTCCCCGGTGACACCGTGATCCTGACCGGCACCGACTTCCTCGAGACGACTGAGGTGCTGTGGGGAACCCTCTCCGCGGGCTTCTACATCGACTCCTCGACCAGCATGCGCGTGGTCGTCCCTGGCGAGGCCACCTTCGTCGGCACGACGGTCAACGTCTACGTGGTCAACCAGTGGGGCACCAGTGCCGACAACCGCACCTTCACCTACGGAACGACCACGGTGAAGAACCTCAAGACGGCCGTCTCACTATCCTCTGGGTCCGTCGCGGAGTCGCCGTACAAGAACTGGATCACCACCGCCGGCACGATTGCCGTGACGCTGTCTCCGACCTACAGCGGCATGCCGTCCGGCTCCGTCGATGCGACTTGGTACCGCCTCGACAACGGCGCCGACCAGAAATACTCGTCGGCGTTCACCATCGCCGCGACCACCACGGCCGCTTCCCACAAGGTCGAGTTCTGGAGCGTCGGCAAGGACGGCTACGTCGAGCCGACCAACGTCGTCTACGTGAACATGGTGGCGAGCAAGACCATCACCGTGACGGGCACGCCGGCCATCGGGGCCATCATCTTCCGCTGGACGTCGCTGGCGATCCCCGGCGAGCGGTACGAGGTCTATATCGATGGGACCGCGACGCCGACGACGTTGGTCGCCACCGTGGGTGACACCATGTACACCCACAAGCTGTCCGCCGGCGCGGCGGGCGTCTACTGCCGCGTGAAGAGTATCGACCCTGATGGCACCACCTCCGCGTACTCGGGCGCGACGACGCAGCAGACCTCGCTCCAGAACCAGACGACCGACCTTGCCGATGGTGCCATCTCGCAGGCAAAGTTGGCGACGGGCCTGGTCCCGCCGGCCATCTACACCGGCGGCTCACTGCCGACGCTGCCTGATGCGACCAACTACCCCACCGGCAAGATCCTCTACTGGACGAACGACAGCAACCTGTACAAGTCGCTGGGATCCTCCTGGTCGAAACTCATCGGTGCCAACGACGTCGTTGCCAACTCCATCACCGCCGGCCAGATCGCGACCGGCGCGATCACCGCGGACGAGTTGGCGGCGGACAGCGTCTACGCCAAGAACCTCGTCATCGCTGACTACGAGAACCTCATCCAGAACGCCAACAGCGAGCTCGCGCTGCCGGCCGGGCTCTCCTACCCCGTTGACCAGGCTAACGCCGCCATCGAGTTCAGAGGAGCCTGCACGACATACAACCGCGGCGCGCACGGGCGCCAGATCATCGGCACGGCGAGCACCACGACCTACGTGGACGTCACGCGGCCGTGGCCGGTCAGGGTTGGCGCGGCGGCGACGCCAGAGGCGGTTGTCGAGTACCACTTCGTCGCGTGGGCGAAGGCCAGCGCGGCCGTTGCCGCCGGGTACGGCGCCGCCGTCCGTCTCGTGGCCCTCCAGTCGGACGGGACGACGGAGGTGGCGACGGACTGCCATATCTCGGCCTACAACAACACGACGACATGGGCTGAGATCTCGATCGACGCCCAAGTCACCCAGACGACCACGGTGTTTATGAAGGCGCAGCTCGTCTGTCGCTCCGACGCATCGGCCCGCACGGCCTACTTCGATGACATGCTCTGCCGCCGCAAGTTGGCCGGCAACCTCCTGGTCGAGGGAACCGTCACGGCCGACGCCATCGCCGGCAACATGATCACGGGCCTCACTGTCAGGGCGGGAGTCCTCGAGGAGTGGCCCTACACAGGCGGCGGCGGGACAACCCCGGTCTGGCACATCGACGCTGACGGCAGCATCCACGGCGCGACAATCGACTCCGCTAGCTTCATCACTGGAGCGACCATCCAGACTGCTGGCAGCGGGCTTCGCGTGTCGCTGTCCGGTGGTGCCGCTGGTTACCTCAACCTCTACACGGGCAACACCAGCGAGCTTGCTAACAGCGCCATCTACGTCGCTGACGGAGGGTCTTCACTCATCACCCGCTGGAAGGGGCCGCGGTTCAACAACGCCACCAACGGTGACCCGGCTGCGTCGTACATCGACCAGACATCGTCGGACAGTCAGCAGACGATCACGCTGCTCGCCAACCATACCGATAACAGCGCTGCCTACATTCAGATCAGCGGTCAGGACAAGCATGTTTACCTGACGGGCAACAGTGCGGCGCTAGAGGTTGGAGACTCTGCGAGCCATGTCCAGATCACCGGATCTTTGGCTATCAGCGTGGATGTCGGCGTAACCGGCACTCTCTGGGCAGCCAGTGTCAACTCGGCTGGTGGCACGGTGGCAATCGGCTGTTTCTGCACGGCGGTCTTCTTCAACCCTAGTGCTGACTTCAGCACGTATCAGTCCTACGACGGCGTCTATATCCAGGACAGGGCTACTGTTGCCTATCGTTGGAAGCTCTACTACGACAATGGAACTGACCGCCTTTACGTGTCGCTCAAGGGTGGCAACGAAACACACTATGTAGCATTCACCTGATGTGGAGGACATCGAATGGCTGACGCAACAAAGGTCATCAACAAGCTGAGCGAGATGCTCGCAGGATCTCAGAGAGAACTGGCGATCGCGCTCTGCGAGATCGAGGAGCTACGAGACGCAGCTACTCGTAATGCGATCGCTGCTGAGACTGGATCGAAGGCCGACAATATCTCTGAGGTCGGGTAGTGGCCTACGCGGGACTCCTGGATGGCGGCCTCTCCGTCAAGATCGGCTGCGCGGCCAACTGGACCGGCGGGACCGACTGCGCGGCCACGACCTTCGGGCGCGTCCTCGAGTCGTCCCTCAACGGCAGCGCCTCGTTCTCGTTCTGGATGGAGGCGTCGTCGCCGTGGAACACGCCGAGCCTGCTCTACCGCGGCGCCTACGTCAGCGTCTCGCACACCTACGACGCCGCCACCACCTACCTGTTCAAGGGCTGGATCCTCAACGACCCGCGCCGTGGCCCGGCCGGCGAGAAGATGCCCTACGTCCAGGTCGAGTGCGGCGGCGTCCTCGAGGTCGCCAAGTGGCGCGGTGACTGCCAGTTCTGGTTCTCCGACACGAGCACCGACAACTGGATCGTCAACAAGCGCAACAACAAGGTCTACTCGGTGGACACCAGCGACTGCCTCGAGATCTCCGTGGACAAGGGCGAGGAGGTGCCGTCCAACAACCGCGGCGGCTTCGTCGGCTACGTCGCCTACCTCGGCGCCCAACACATGATGCCGACGATGAACGGTATCCGCCGGCTCGAGGGCGAAGTCTCCTCCAACCTGGGCGACAACATGCGTGCGCGCTTGGTGGTCGCCGACGCCTACAGCACGCAGCGCGAGGTGGCCGGCGGTGACTACAGCACCATCAAGACCTGGGGCGACGCCGGCAACGAGATGCACATGGATAGCGTCCACTTCGACACCAGCGCCTTCTGGAGTTCGCCGTCCGGTGGCAAGAAGTACCTGGCCCTGTGCATGTACTGCACCGACGTCGCTGGCGACAAGAAGAAGATGACCGCCGACCGCTTCATTCGGATCGACAACCTCCGCATCTACCCCGACATGGCGACGCACCGGCTCGACCAGGCGATGGTGGACATCGCGAGCTTCATCGGTCTGCACACAACGACCGTGACCTCGGCCGTCAACACCGTCTCGCCCGAGATCTTCGTGCGCCCGGCGACCGACCCTGGCGCCGGCATCAACCAACTTGCCGTGCTCTCCGACGAGATCGTGGAGTGGGGCTGGTGGCCGAACGCGAGCAACGGTATCGAGTTTCGCGCGCGGCCGATGCGGACGGACCCGACGACCATCCGCGGCCTCATCAACTACTACAAGGTGTCGGCCGAGCCGGGTGTCACCTGGGAGGTCGGCCCGCACCCAGAGGATGAGTACGGAGTCGTCGCCGCGGTACGCCTCAACTACGGCCGGATCGGGCGCAAGAGCGGCTTCCCCGGCGGTACGCCGGCCACCGTCATCGCGCCGTCCAACCCAGGCTTCGCCAGCGGAAAGCCCTTTGAAGGCGCTACCGCGCCGGTGATCAACGTCTCGTTCACCAAGCACAACTTCAAGGACCAGACAGCCCTCGGGATGGCGCGCACGCTCGCCACGAAGCTGGGCCTGGCGCGCACTTCGAGCGGCATCTGCGACTCGAGGCTGCGGACGCTCAAGAACAAAGACAACAACCCGGTGCCCTACGCCTACGTCCAGGGCGGCGACTTTGTGGAGTGTGAGCAGGACTCGGGTACTGGCCCGCTGGTCGTGACGCGCTCCGTCGTCAACATCGATGAACAGACCACCCAGTTCGAGGTCGGTCTGCCGGCCACCGCCTTGCTCGACCAACTTCAGAACGCCGGCGCCGTGAACAAATCGAAGCTGCACGGGCCGCACAAGTACCGCCGCCATCATCCAACCTGAGACAGAACCAGCCAATGGCCGACAAACGGAGCGAGTGAAGGAGGCGAGCCCGTGAACGCACACGAGAAAGAGATCACCGGCGTAGACGACATGACGGGCCTCGGCTCGATCAGGGACGCGATCATGCAGCAGGCCATCACCCTGGCGAGGCTGGACGTCCGCGACGAGTCCCGCGAGAAGGCCCGCAACGAGGCGCGAGAAGCGGACATGGTGTGGAAGGCCCACATCACTGAGAACGTGGGCAAGCTGTTCGACGGCCAGTCTGAACTACGCGGTGAGATCGCGAAGATCCCCAAGTTCATCGACGTCAGCGTCGCCAAGGCGCTCCAGGCGAAGAGGGACAACGGCGACGAGCGTCGGAGGATGGTCACCATACTGATAATCGTGCTCGGGATCCTCATCGTTCTCGGCGCTGCGGCGTGGCTCGAGTTCTACGACCAGGAGATCGTCGCCGGCCGCGTTCTGCTCATCCTCATGCCGCTCGTCACTCTGGCGGGCTGGTACATCAGCGCAAGGCGGAAGTAGGAGGGGAAGTGGCGCGCAGGACTCAGGTGACGGCGACGTTCTTTGACTGCGAGGGCTACGCCTTTGTATCGTTCAGGGGCAATCCACAGGATGTCGGCGACGCCGCGGCGATCTATGCCACGAACATGGCGAACCCACTGGGTGGAGACAGCGCGAGCATCGAGCTCGTGACCAAGCGCGAGGAGGGCGACTGATGGCGTTCTACGTGGACTACGGCGACAAGGGCGAGAAGGTCAAGGTGGTGCAGCGCGCCATCAACGCCAACACGTTCCACCCGCTCAAGGCGAGGCTTGCCGTGGATGGGCAGGCCGGCGCGCGCACGATGTCCGCCATCCACAGCCTCAAGTATTGGATGGGCTACGCCAAGGGCACGATCGACCCGCACCTAAAGGATCAGGTGGCCGGTCAGAACTTCCTCGACCTCATCAAGCGCGAGAAGCCGCTCCCGCCGGCGTACCGCGCCGCGCGCAACCGGCGCGTGGCTGCCGCCAAGGCCGCCGCGGCGAAGGTGCCGCTGTCGAAGAAGGCACTGTCCCTGGCGACCGACGACCTCGGCCTCCACGAGCAGACGAACAACCACATCAAGTACAACGAGTGGTGGACCGGCGGTCACAACGACGGCGCCCCGTACTGCGTGCGCGCGGACAGCTACTGGTACCACTTCGCCGGCTCCAAGGTCATCAGCCCGTCCGCCGGCCGCTTCCAAGGCACCGACTACCTGCTCTACTGCGCCAAGGCCGGCAGCAACGGCGTCCACCTGACCACGGACCCCGACGCCGGCGACATCATGCTGATCGACTTCAACGGGCATGCTGACCCTGACCACGCCGGCCTGCACGTCTCGGGTGAGAAGACCCTCGAGGCCAACGCGACCGACGCGCAGGGGCGCGAGGGTGTGGACTATCACGTTCGCCCCTGGCGCAACTGCTGGTTCATCGTGGTCGAAGAGTAGTAGACTGAGACAGCGCGGCCCTCAACGCGCTCTCATGGCCCGGTCGGGAGATGCATGGCTCCCGGCCGGGCCGCTCTTTGCGCCAGGGCCGTCTCCACCGTCTGCGAGAATGTCCGCATTCGGACTCGAGGAGGTGACATGGACAAGGTTTTGACGCCGAAAGTACGCCTCGTGATCTACTGGGTGGTCGCCATCGCTATGGCGGCTGCTGTCATCACCGGCGTGTTCACCACGGCCGAGCTCTCCTCGGTCACCGAGAACGTCATCGGTATCGTCGGCGTGCTCACGGCCCTCATGGCTGCAATGCACGTCAGCAAGTAGCCCTCCACTGCGGCCCTCCCGCCGCGCCCCAGGCCCCGAGGCGACTCGCTCCCGCCTCGGGGCCATTTGCATCTTGTATTCCGTCCGGCAGGGAGGTTATGCTCCCCAGAGCGTCGAATACTGAGAAGCAAACCTTGAGGGAGGTAGCCATGCAACGTGCTCGTGTCATCCGCCAGTTCGTCATCACCATCGCCGCTGCGGCTGTGGTGCTCGCCGTCTGGCTCGGCGGTGCTTGGATGGGGGCGCACATCCCCACATGGGGCGTGCTCGTCGTCATCATCGTCATCCTCGCGTTCTTCATCGCGGAGCTCTGGGATGCCTGAGCCCCTCATCACCGGCGGCGACCCCTGCTGGGGCTGCGAGGACCGCAAGTACGCCGGCAACGGCATGTACGAGTGCCTGAAGGGCGACTCCTGCGAGCTCACCGAAGACCTCGAGTGGACCCGTGAGCTCGTCGTCAAGGTGGCGGAGGCGGTCGCCGGCAGCCACCAGGCCCGGCGCGATACGCGCGCCGGCGCCGCGCTCGACCTCGCGAACGCGCTCGACAGCATCCTGAGTGAGCAGGGAGCCAGCCTCAAAGTCGAGGCGTTCCTGCGCCGCTGCGGCACACCGACATTGAGGGAGGCCAAGTGAACCAAGAGATGGAAGACTCGTTCCGCAACGTCGAAGAGATGATCGAGATGGGCATCGACAACGAGCGCATCCGCTTCATCGCGCTCATGGTCAACGACCTCTCGCGCAACGCCGCGCGCATGACCGCCGCCGGCGCCATCGACCCGGCCATCCTCGACGCGCTCATGTACCACACCAACGCCGTGATGAGCGTCATCATCGCCGCGGACCACGTCCCGGTCGAGGCGCTCCCCGGCCTCCGCGAGAAGCAGCCGGACCCGATGCTCGACATCCTCGGGTTCGACAACGGGACGGTCAACTGATGGCCGACCTGTCCACCATCAAGGTCACGGCCTACTTGACCGTCGAGGGCCGGCGCAACTCCTGGCAGAGGAGCGGCCCCATCAGGTCCGGCCGCGTCATCAAGGCCACCTTCGGCAAGCCGGGAGTGATTCGGCGCGACCAGATCGTGGTCAAGGTCGCGCTCGTCATCCCGCTCGCCTCGTTCGAGCCGCTCAACCTCACGGACGCCGGCATGGTCGCCGTCCCGTCCGACCACATCCTCGCGCCGGCGTTCTTCACCGAGGCGCCAGACCTGGAGGGCGACGATGGCGACGCTTGAGTTCGAGATTGATGTCAACTGCGAGTGCGGAGAGAGTCTCACCGCGAAGTGGGAGGCCCCGCGCCACGGCGAGCCGTATCTGTCGGTCGAGGTCTGCGAGAAGTGCAAGGACGCCGCCTACGACGACGGCCACAACGATGGCTTCAAGGCCGGGGAGGAAAGCGTAGATGCCTAAGAACGCAGTCCAGAAGTTGCACGAGGAGTTCGACGGCATCACCGCCTCGAAGGCTCCCGTCATCGCCGGCGTCTCGCCCTGGAGCAGCCCCTACGAGCTCTTCATGCAGATGACCGGCCAGCTGCCGCCCAAGGAACAGACGTTCCAGATGTGGCTGGGCACACAGATCGAGGGCATCGTCGTCCGCGCCTTCGCCCGCGAGACGGGCCTGAAGTGCCGGCGCCCGCACCGCACGGTGGACCCGAACTTCTGGTTCGTGACCGAGGAGTACGGCTTCCCGATGGGCGCGCTCATCGACGCCGCCTGCCTCGAGGACGGCCAGCCCGTGGGCATCGAGGCGAAGAACGCCAGCGCCTGGATGCTGCCCGACTGGACCGACGACGTGCCGGTCCACTACATGGTGCAGATCCAGCACCAGCTGGCCTGCACGGGCTGGGAGAAGTTCTATGCCGCGGCGATCGTCGGGAACCAGTTCGTCTACCATGCCGTGCCCCGCGACGACGAGCTCATCGCGCTCATCACCGACAAGGAACGCGACTTCTACCTCAACCACCTGAAGCCCGGCATCCCGCCGGACGTGGACGGCAGCGAGGCGACCACCAACGCCATCAAGACGCGCTGGGGCAACTCGACGCCCGAGTACACCGAGGTCATCGATGACCCCGAGATCGAGCGCCTCGCCATGAGCTACCAGGCCCAGGGCAAGCAGATCAAGGCCCTCGAGACGGAGCGCGACGAGACGGGCAACCGGCTCAAGGTCGTGCTCGAGGAGCGCGAGTCGCTGCAGAGCCGCAGCAAGGTCGTGCGCTGGAAGACGCAGGAGTACGACTTCTTCGATGCCAAGGGCATGCGCGCCGCCGGCTGGGAGAAGCTCATGGCGCAGTACACCGAGAAGCGGACCAAGCGCCCGCTGACGATTGGAGACGTGAAGCCGTGACCGACGAGAAGACCAAGAGGGAGCAGCTGGTCGAGCATCTGCTCGAGCTCATCGAGTACATCGAGAAGGACGGCGTGGACATCGTGGACTTCAGCGGCGAGCAGCGCGCCGGCCACCAGGGCGGCTGGGCACCCGGCGACTCGTTCGTCTCCTACCGCTACACCGGCCGCCGCGTCCACACCCTGTCCATCACCACCTACGAGGCCGCGACCGACGCCATCGCCGGCGTCGAACAGCCCACTGACGCCCCGCCGTGGGCGCCCCACTACCCCGAAGAGATATGAGGTTCGAGGCTGGTCTGGAGTTCGACGCCGTCATCGCCGGCGAGCCCTGCCACCTCATCGTGAAGCGCGCGCAGCTGAACATCGAGCGCCAGGTCTACGACTACATCGACGGGCCCGAGGTCGTAGGGCCGAAGAGCATGGAGATCGACCTCACGATGGTCGTCATCCCGCTCAGGGCCGAGGAGATCGAAGGCCACAGAGAACTGCCGCAGCAGCGGCAACTAGAGGAAGGAAGCTGAAGACCATGCCGGACGAGAGCACAGCAGTAGCCACCACCGAAGAGAAGAAGCCGGGCCTGCTCCAGGTCTTCGGCGAGAAGTACAACGTCGAGCCGTCCAAGGTGCGCGAGACGCTCCTGGCCGGCGCGTTCAAGGGCGTCAAGCAGGACCACGAGCTCATCTCCCTGCTCGTCATCGCCAACAGCTACGACCTCAACCCGTTCCTCAAGGAGATGGGCGGCTTCGCCAAGGACGGCGTCGTCTACCCGATGATCTTCAAGGACGGGTGGATCCGCGTGCTGCTGCGGCAGAAGACGTACAAGGGCAAGAGCTACACCGAGTCCGAGAACATGCTGAAGATGGAGGGCTCGAAGCCGTGCCCCGAGTGGGTCGAATGCACCATCACCTTCCGCGACGGCCGCGACCCTGAGACGTCCCGCGTGCGCCTGGTCGAGTGGTTCCGCTCGACGCCGACCTGGAAGGCGATGCCCTACCAGATGCTCCGCGGCAAGGCGATGAAGGAAGCCGTGCGCGAGTCCTTCGGCATCAACCTCTACGACGAGGACGACAAGGAACGCATCCTGGCCGAGGGCGGCAACGACATGGTCATCGAGCCGGCCTCCAGCGCGGCCGAAAGAGCCAAGCAGGCCCTCCGCCCGACCAAGTCCTCTCTCCACGCACAGGAGGCCCCAGAATCGGCTCCTGTGGCCGTAGACGAGGTCACAGGTGAAGTCCTCGAGGGCGAGGTCATCGCCGACGAGAACACCTTCGACGGTGGCGTCACGGTCGAGGGCAACGTCGGCCCCGACGAGCCGGACGGCGAGGAGAAGAAGATCACCCGCCAGACGCTCGCCGCCATCGGCGCCGCGTTCCGCAACAACGGCTGGTCGAAGGAGGCCTACGAGCTTCTGCTCTCGGGCTACGGCGTCGCCGACGCGAAGGAGCTCACGCGCGAGCAGGGCCTCGAGGTCGTGCGCCACCTGATGGCCGGGCCGGACGAGGTGGGCGATGACGACTGAGCGCCCGCGCTGCACTACCTGCGAGTGGGCGGAGTTCGACCCGGCAGAGCAGAAGGGGCTCTGTCGGGTCAACCCTCCGAACACGTTCCAGGGTCGAGACGCCATCGTCGCCTGCTGGCCGCGCATCAAGGCCACCGACTGGTGCGGCGCTCATCCTGAGCTCAACGTGATACTCGCCGAGGCGGAGTGATGGGCACCAAGGTCTTGGTGGATCCGGCCCAGCGCCACCTTCAGTACCTCGGTCGCATCGGCTTCGAGATGAACGCCATCGCCGACCGCGCCGGCCTCTCACACTCGACCGTGCGGAGCGTCTTCGACGGGCGCTTCGACACCATCCACAAGAGCACGTCGGACGCCATCCTGCGCGTGCCGGCGGACGAGCCTATCCCCGACCACCGCGTGCCCAACTGCTTCGTGCGCTCCATGCTCCTCGAGATGCGCGACGCCGGCCTCTCGATGCAGTGGGTCTACCGCACCGCCGGCGTGCGCGCCAAGTTCCACGGCGGCATCGGCGGGCGCTGCACCAGCTGGGAAATCTACGTCCGCATCAAGCGCGTGTACGACGCCTTCCTCGACTCTGACCTACCGAATCTCGCGGGCGTGGAGGTGGGCAGTGGCTCGACTTCGTAACCGCATCCTCAAAGCAGACTTCTGGTCGGACGGCGAGCTCCTGCGCTGGCCGCGCGAGAAGAGGTTCACCTATTCCGGCCTGTACGCGATGGCCGAGGATTCTGGCTGCGTCGAGGACGACACCTTCACCTGGAAGTGTCTCCTCTGGACGAGCCCGTTCGACGCCGACATCACGGTCGAGATGCTCGACCAGTGGCGCGACGAGATGTGTGAGGCCGGCAAGCTGGTCCCGTACTCAGACCACGGCGACCAGCTGCTGTTCATCCGCGCCTTCCACGAGCACGAGCACCCGCGCAACCCGCAGTCGCCCAACCTCCCGCTCCCGCCCTGGGTGCGCTGGGTGCCCGGCAACCGCGAGGAGAAGACGCGCGGCCACTACGAGGTGGACGACGTCGCCGAGAAGCGGGCCGAGAAGAAGAAGCCGGCGGCCAAGGCCGGCACCGACGTGGTCAAGAGCAACGGCAAGGACGACGGCAGCTTCGAGATCTTCTGGGCGTTCTACCCTCGGCACGAGGGCAGGAAGACGGCCGAGGTCGCCTGGCGCAACATCAGCAAGGCCAACCACGAGCTCGCGATCGGCGTCGCCCAGGTCATGGGCGACCTGTTCCGCTACGGCCAGAAGGAGAAGAAGTACATCCCCATGCCCACGACGTTCCTGCACCAGGAACGCTGGGAGGACTGGCGTGAAGGCGTGCCGGCCGGCTGGCAGGACGAGAGCCAGGACCGCGCCGCGCAGCAGGCATCGACACTGGAGGCCGCCCTGGCCGCCACTTACACAGAGGAGGGTTCGTGAGCTTGAGGGAGCAACTCATCGAGGAGAAGATCCTGAAGCGCGGCTGGAAGAAGATGGCCCGCGCCCTGGCGCGCGAGAACAAGCTGCTCGCCCGCGCCGAGCACTCGCAGGACCACGAGATCGAGCGCCTGAAGGAGGTCTACGCGGAGGAGCGCAAGAGGGTCGAGGAGGTCGTGGAGCGCCTGATCGAGGAGCGCGACTACCTGAAGGTGGACGTCCGGCGCATGGTCAAGGACATGATCACCGACCGCTTCCCGGCCGTGAGGAAGGATCCCTCGCACAACGCGATCGCGACGCTGAACGACGGCGTGGACTCCTGCTTCGACTCTGCCGATGGCCCCGATGTGCCCTGACGTCTTCGACCCGACGACGGATGGCTTCACCTACTACGACCTGTGGCAGGCGGAGAAGGCCAAGCGTGAGGAGATGCAGGCTGCGCTCGAGGCGCACGCCGCCTGGGCTGACGCCGAGCACGAGAGCCCGAAGATGAGCACCACCTTCCATGAGCGCATGGACCTGTGCTCCTACTCCGAGTGGCTGACCGACAAGGCTCTCGGCCGGCCGCACGACGAGAACTGGCACGGCGTCCCGCGGCTCATCCTGGACTTCAACTACGGGGAGCGTGAGTCGTGACCGGCCTGGCCTACGTCGCCACCGACATGTACTGGCGCACCGAGAACGGCTACCGCTGGCACATCTACGACGGCGACGTCCGCCACGACCTGGGCTACCCGGCGATGGTCATGCGCTGCGGCACCACCGTGGACGACATCATGGGCGTCGCGAGCCAGCACAAGCCGGCCGAGCGCGACATCTGCGGCCGGTGCAAGGGGCGGAGGCCATGAGCGACAAGGACTTCGCCCTGACCAAGCGGCCCGACAAGGGCTGGTGGGTGTGCGCCTGCGGCCAGTGCGGCGAGGAGAAGACGTGCTACTCGTTCGCCTCCGCCGCTGCGTTCATGTTCAAGCACCTACGCTGTGAGCAGAAGGAGGCGACATGAGCGAGCCGGGAGCGGCGCGTCCAAGAACGAAGCAGTGGGAGATGTTGACGGCTGAGTTCACGGACGACGTGACCACGCTTGGCGACGACATGCACGACGAACTGCTCGCCGCCCTTGCCGAGGCCGAGGCCGAGAACAAGGCGCTGCGGGACGAAGTCTCCCGGCTTGAAGACGAGAACAGGATGCTGGCTAAGGCGGTGTATCAGTGAACGTTCAGGACGAGGCACTAGCGAAGGGGGTCAGCGTCTACCGCATTAGCAAGGGGGCTGACTTCTGGCGCAGACGTTGGCAAGCCGAGTGGCCGATGTGCGCCACAGCCCCGAGAGCGTGGACGCGGCGAGGCGTCGTGATGAAGGCGCTGCGCTGGAGGAAGAACGGCACTGACATTCAGATTGCCGCAAAGAAGCATCCGAGGTGGTCACGATGAGCGAGCCGGGAGCGGCACGGCAGGAGTATGAGTCGTGGGCTGACCTTCACAACAACGGAACACCCAGCACCGCAACTTGGACCAACATAGTGCTGGAGACGTTCAGACGTGCCGACGCCGCCCTTGCCGAAGCCGAGCGCGAGCGCGACATGGGGAAGACCTGTAACGAGCAGTCCGAGGACAACTGGAAGCAGGCCGAGGCCGAGGTGGAGCGGTTGAAGTTCGTCGTCGCCGAACTTATCGACCCCGGAGCGTACTGGGGCGACTGGGACTCGGAAGAAATCATGGCCGACATCGAGTCCCGCTGGGCCGAGCGCGGAGGTGGGAAGTGAACGCTGACCAGATCCGCCAGGTCGTCGCCCGCATCGATGGCATCTGGCCGCCGAAGAACGCGCCCACACTCGAGGAGCGCCAGGAATGGGTGACGTTCCTGCGAAAGCTCGACGGCGAGATCACACTCGAGTCGATCGACCTGATGCGGGACAGCCTCATCTTCAGGCCGTCGATGGCGGACGTGAAGAAGCACTACCACATCGCCGCCGCGGTGCCGCGGGCCACGCTGCCGCAGTTGCCGGCCGGCAAGCCGGGTGAGCACACCGACACGATGGCCGACATCTACGGCGCCAGCGAGGACCACTGGATCTGGTGCTGGCGCTGTGATCTCGCCATCTCGCTCGAGGACCAGTCCCTGCACTCTCTTTGGGACGAACAGCGCGGGCTGTTCCACGTCAAATGCCCGAAGCCTGGGTCTGCCCCATCCATGCCCGTGGGCCTCCGCATCGCCAGGTCCGAGTATTGGACCAAAAACAAGATTACCTGCACGCCATGACCAGGGAGATAGAGCTCACAAGGGGCGCAGTGGCGCTCGTTGACGATGAGGACTACGAGATGCTGTCCGGCTGGAGTTGGTGTCTCGCGAGCAGCGGGTACGCGAAGCGCGGCACCCGCGTCGGTGGGCGTCAGACTGTCGTTCTCATGCACCGGCAGATCCTGCTCCCTGGTCCCAGCGAACAGGTCGATCACATCAACCACGACCTTCTCGACAACAGGCGGTGCAATCTTCGCCTGGCGACATACGCTGAGAACGCCTACAACCGCCGTCCGCACGGGTCGTCCATCTACCTGGGCGTCTGTCTGCGTGGCGACCGGCGCCGCTGGGTGGCTCAGATCAACACAGGGAAGAGGCGGTATCTGGGAGAGTTCGCTGACGAAGTGGACGCCGCCCTCGCCTACGACCTTCACGCCATAGAGCACCACGGCGAGTTCGCTCGCCCCAACTTCCTGCAACCATGCGAGAGGAGCACAACCCGATGACCGACCAGACCGCCATCCCCACCGTTGACCCCGA